GAAAGTGTGTCAATCTTTTTTTTGAGAATGGTAGCAGTGCCCGGAGTCGAACCGAGATCGGCGGATTATCTATCGCTTACCCCTTATAAGGAGGCTGTTTTACCATTAAACTACACTGCCATTAATTTTGTGTGAATTCTATTTCAGATATTCCTATAGTGTCCAAAGCGTGTTGACAAACCTTACAAGGCTTAGCAAGTCGAGGGTTGCCTTGTGCATCGTATCGTTCTACTACAATCTTTCTAATTGCTGTCCAATCTTTACATTTACGCAGAGCATCAATTTCTGCGTGTAGGAAAATTGCATCAGGCTTACCTGCTTCCTCTGCAAATTTACTTTGAAGGGGATGCGTTTTCCAATAACTATTTGTTCCAACTGCTAGTTTACGACCTCTCTTGTCGTATAGTGTAGCAGTAAGATTAAACTCGCCGCGGTTCTGCAACTCATATGTTCCTTCTAATTGTGTCTTATAGTACTACGATGTAATTGATTTGGTCAACCATAAAATGGTAGCAGTGGCCGGATTCGAACCGACATCAGCCAATTATCTGTTGCTACGGAGTATAAACCCGCTGTTTTACCATTAAACTACACTGCCAAAGAATGGTGGGCCCGGAGAGATTCGAACTCCCGACTAGACCGTTATGAGCGGCCGGTTCTACCACTGAACTACAAGCCCTGGATTCTTAATGTATTGTGTCTACGCCTGGTATGGGGTTAGGATATTCTGATATCAAAAGTATATCGTCTATTTTGATTTCTGGATGTTGTTCTTCTAGGGTAAGACATGCATCTTTGAAACCCATTGCAACAACTTCGTACACATCGTTGTTAGTCAATTCAAAATGATATAGTATCGGCATCTGCTTTCCTTTTGCTAATGTTTAACTAATATAGCAGAAGTTGTTTAGTTTGTCAACCTTTTTATGCAACTTCTTGGTAAGGTATTTTTTCTTTTTGTGATGTTTTTTGTGTGTCTGGACGAAGTGGTTCTAGCCAACTGTCTGCAATATATGCTTTAGGTGTATCACCAAACATATTGCTTAGGCCTTCTCCGCTTATCCACCAATAATGATCTGCAACAGGGACAACACAGGCAATACCTCTAAAATCAAATCTACCACCTGCATTAAATTTACCAATATATTTGTCGACGAGCACTATCTTACCGATATTGTTCTCGTTTAACGAATATATAATTTTTGCTAAATCTCCCTGTTCACACTTCATATTATTTTAACCAAGCAATCTTTTTGCCTGCATCTTTTCTTCTTTGATGCTCTTCATGTGACCCTGGATATCTCCAAGCCCATATTGCTACTAGAACCATAAAGCCTCCAGTCCATATAATTGCTTTGATGTTTCCTGTTGTAAACCACATGATGATTAAACTTGATGCCATAGTAACTAGCATTAGATATTTGCCCTTTGTAGGGAATACTCTTTTCTCGCTCCAACCACGTAAAAATGGTCCAAACAATTTATGGTTCATAATCCAATTGTGCATTCTATCACTCGACTTCGCGAAACAATATGCTGCACCAACTGCTGGTGTACTCCAAGGTAAGCCTGGTAGGTATATACCTACAAATGCTACACCCAATAGTAAACAACCAAGCGTAAACCAAAACGCTTTCTTTATATTAAAGTTTTTAAACATAATCTATTACCTTTATTATTGTAATAGTAGTTATCTGTAAATTAACTATGGAGATACAACTATGACTTCTTTTGTTGTAGGGTTGTAATACATTGGACTAAATCCTGCAGGGGCAGAACCGCCTGTTACTTCTCGAATAGGACTTATATATGCTTCGCCAGATCCTGAAGGAGCAATTGTTGCTAGATCTGCTGAAATTATCAATGTTTCATCTGGTTGATTCGAAGTTCCAGTAACACTTCCAATTGCTATACACTTGGCGCCTTGCCCGCTTCTACCAGCCGTATAACCAATTGCTATTGAATTTTGTCCTTGTGAAGTGGCTCCTGCTTCAAATCCTATTGCTATACTGTTACTACTTTGTGCAAATTCAGCAGCCTGCGCACCTATAGCAACTGCTCTATTACCGGCGTTTGTTTCTTGTGCTTTCCATCCAACTGCTGTGTTTAAGTAACCTTGATTAGTCAATCCTGAGTTCGACCCAATAGCAACGCTACTAGATGCCTGATCTGTTTTTCCTGCTCGATATCCTATAGCAACACTAGAACGCTCAGAAACGTGGGAGGCAAATATTCCGCCTTCACTTTGATTTTGATTACCTGCTTCAAATCCTATAGCAATACCACCTGACAGTTGACCTGTAGCACCTGCGGAAGATGCTAGAGCAATTGTTTCATCTTGTGTCCTTAGAGAAGATGCAAAAACAGAACCGTTAAGTCCGTCAATAACCAAAGTGCTGTCATCTGCAAATACACTGCCTTTGAAATCTGCTGTAATTAATTCAGGAAGGCCGCCACTTTGAAAAGTTAAATTACCATTTCCGTCTGTTGTTAAAACTTGTCCTGCTGACCCGTCTGTTGAAGGGAATTGGTAACTGCCGTCGCCGCCTAGATGTGTAAAGTTGCCATCTAGTTCTTCGTAGGTTAATGCTTGTCCTTTGTCTGCACGTTTAATTAATGTCATTCGCTAGTAGTTCCATCATCATCGTAGTGTTTGCCTACGTAACTACTATATTTATTACCACGTGTTCCTGGATTGTCTTTTATGTAATCAAAGACAACATATTCAAATCTTGCTGTTTGATTTTTTGTTGGAAGTGTTTTAAAACTAAAACCGTCTGCTGTTAATTCTGCTTCTGTATTGCTATACTTTGGCATAGCACTATCCGTTCGCTATAACATTGCCACTTGCTGTGGCTGCTGCATTTGGAACCCAACTACCATGACCAGCAGTTGCATCTCCTAGTCTATGAACAGCAATACTATTAGCAAATACATTTGGTGAAGCACCTACTGCAGGGTCACCACAAGCAGTTACATCACCTAGTCTTACTGTTGAACTGTTATTAGTAAAAACATTTGGTGAGCCTGATGCATAAGAAGTTTGATGGAAAGGACTTGGTGAAGGACTTGCATGTCCTATGTGTACGTCCTGTCCTACTCTTACTACTCCTGGCATCTATGTTGCTATTCCTGTTGTGCTTTGAATATACTGTTTACTCATTTCGTCTTGTGTTTTTACAACACAAACTACTTTGCTATTATCTATTGACACTGTAGAGTCAGGCCCAATAGTAAACATGAATGGTGCTAGACCTAAGCCTTTTTGTGTTGCTGTAACCATTAAAGGTTTAGACAATACCATAACACTGTTTTTATGTTCTTTGTATCTTGCAACAACTTCCTCGCCTGATGTAAGTTTAATAGAGACTGTGTCTCCTACTTTGTAAGGTGTTTCAATTATCATATAGTGTGTCCTGTTCCGTTGTATCCTGTGTCATCTAGATACTTTTCAAATTCATTATAACCGCCAATTGTCTTACCATTAATTTTAATTTGCGGCACTGTTCTTGCACCTGGAAACCATTCAAGTAATTCTTCTCTTGAGTAATCTGTTCCTAGTGATTTATATGTATGTTCCAGTTGACGTGTTTTGCATAAGTTTACTGCTTTAACACAATAAGGACAACTTGGTTTTCCGTATATCTCAATCATTCTATCATCCATTTCTTTAAAAATTGTTGTTTTTGCTTATCTGTATATATGTATTTAGATTCTCCTGATACAAACAATCTGAGTTTCTGCAGAAGTGCAATTTTCCAATCTATCAACTGTAGTAAAAAATATCGCATACGTTAACCAGAATAAATTACTGAGCCTTTTTTATCAGTAACTCTTACCATAATAACATTTTGTCTTTTCTTTCCTAAAGCAGCAGAGATAGCCTGTGCTTCTGAACCGTATGATCCAATTGTTACCCAAGATTCGTATGGTGAGTGTTTTTTAAACATTGCTTTGAACATACTAATACTTATCTAAAGTTCGAAACCTTTGAAGGTATCTTTTTCAACATCTTGTTTAACACCCCCAACGATATAACTTTCTACTTCTGTTTCTTGTGGAGCAACTTGCAAGCCTGAGCTAGATAGCCAGTGCTGTGTCCACGGTAGAGGATTAGTGTTTAATGGACGATCGTAGATTGTTTTAAGTCCTAGTGCTTTTAATCTTTTATTAGCAATGAACTCTACATATGCATGTAGTAGATTTGCATTAAGTCCTACAATTGATCCTTTCGCAAAAAGATAATCTGCCCAACGCTTTTCTTCTTCAACACACTCACGCCACATTTCATAAACTTCTTCTTCACACTCTTTAGCAATCTTAACAAAGTCTGGATCATCATCACCTTTCATCCAATGCTTTAAAATGTGTGTAGACAAATTCAAATGTGTTGCTTCATCACGTGCAATCAACGAAATAATCTTTGCAGATCCTTCCATTTTCTTTAGCTCACCAAATGCAAATGTACAAGCAAATGATACATAGAAACGTAAACCTTCTAAAATGTTTACAGTCATCATTGCTTTGTATAATTGCTTCTTGACTTCATACATATCGCCTTTCTTATGATGGAACCAATTGTCTGCAATCTCATTAAACTTGTCGTATTCTTTAGTAACACTTTCTGCTCTTGCAATAATCTCTGGTGTTTCTAAAATTGTATCAAATACTTCCGATGGGTTAGGATATATATTTTTCACAATGTGTGTATATGAACGTGAGTGAATTGTTTCTTGAAAGTCCCAAGCCACAATACAACTTTCTAATTCAGGATTAGAACAGTATGGTAAGAAAGCAAGACAAGGTCCACGTCCCTGTACACTATCTAATAGTGTTTGATATTTTAAGTTACTTGTAAAAATATGTTTTTCTTCTTCACGAAAGTCTTGATAGTCTGATCTGTCTTTCTGTAAAGAAACTTCTTCAGGTCTCCAAAAGTAACCTAACATAGTTTGATTAAGTTTGTCATACTCCGGGTAACGAAATACGTCATAACGTTGTGTGTTACCGTCCTCCCCAAAGAACATAAATTCTTTAGTAAAGTCTACTTTCTTTTTGTTGAATACTGTTTTAGCCAATGTCTGTCTCTCTCTCTTTTTCGTCATACGTTCTATTATATATTACATGCTTCGCATTCTTCGCCATCATCAATATCCACAGTAATAGTTTCTTTACCATTCATATGTCCATTAACGCCATTATGGCCATTTATAGTGCCGTTCATTGTAGCACCATTAATTTGATTGTCAACAATAGTTTCTTCCAATCCTGCTGGTTGAACATTCTCGTCATCACCTTTGAAGTCATATGTGTTTTGATAGTAACTAGTTTTCCAACCCATCTTGTAAGTTGTTAACATGTCTTTCATCATAACACTTAGAGGTACTTCATTGTTCTCAAAGTGTGTTGGGTTATAACTCCAGTTACCGCTAATTGCTTGATCGTAAAACTTCTGCATAGCAGCAACAATATTGATATAACCTTCATTGCTAGGCATATCCCAAAGCAATGTATAAAAATTCTTTAGTTGACCAAACTGCGGAACAACCTGTTTAAGAGGCCCTTTCTTTGACTTCTTAATGGACAAGAAAGCTCTTGGTGGCTCAATACCGTTTGTTGCATTTGACACAACGGAACTGCTCTCTGATGGCATCTGTGCAGACAAAGTTGAGTGCCGTAACCCGTATTGCTTGATGTCCTTGCGTAGAGCAGACCAATCATACTGTAACTTCTCCTTAATAACATTATCGACATCTTTCTTGTATGTGTCAATGGGTAAAATACCATCTGCATATTTAGTACGACTGAATCCTTCACACGCACCACGTTCTTGAGCAAGATCATTACTTGCAACAAGTAGATAGTATTGGAATGCTTCTGAAAGTTTGTGTACTAGTTTCCATGCCTCTGGATTATCATACTTAACTTTATGCTTTGCAAGATAGTGTGCAAGGCCAATGTAACCAATACCAAGCGAACGTCTTGATTTAGTGCTTAGTTCAGCAGCCTTAACAGGATAACCTTGATAGTCAATAATTTCTTCTAATGCTCTTACTGCAAGATCACATAAGTTTTCTAATTCTTCTAGTTTGTTAATTAAACCTACGTTAATAGCAGAAAGAATACAAAGAGCAATTTCGCCTTCTTCATCATCAATGTGTTGAATAGGCTTAGTTGGTAATGTAATTTCTTGACACAAGTTGCTCATAAAGATTGGATCTTTAAATGAACTGTGTGAGTTACAATGATCAACATTCATAATATAGATACGTCCTGTTTCAGCACGTTCTTTTAATAAGTCACCGAAAAGATCTCTTGCTTTAATCTTCTTCTTTCTAAGAGATGTTTTTCTTTCTGCTGCTTCATATACTTCTTGAAACTTATCGTTGTCACCTGAGTAAAATGCATCATATACTTCTGGGACATCGTGTGGCGAGAAAAGAGTTATGTCTTTATCAGCCAACAGCCTTTCGTAAAATACTTTATTAATTTGAATTGAATAATCTAACTTACGTACACGATTGTCTTCAGTACCTTTGTTATTTTTAAGTACAAGAATATCTTCAATCTCATAATGCCAAATAGGAAAGTGTGTAGTTGCACTACCACCACGTACACCATTTTGTGTACAACTTCTTACTGTGCTTTCGTAAACTTTTAAGAATGGGACAACGCCTGTATGGGCTACTTCTCCACCTCGTATTTTTGAATTGATTGCTCTTGTTCTTCCTGAGTTAATCCCAATTCCTGCCCTTTGAGCAATGTAGTAACCGATTGCGCTATTAGAGCTAAAGATACTAGGAAGAGTATCATCCACATCAACAAGAACACAACTGGCAAACTGACGAATAGGAGTACGCACTCCTGCCATGACAGGTGTCGGTATGTTGATTTTAAAAAGACTGGTCGCATCGTAATATTTTTTCACGTATGATAAACGTGTCTCCTTAGGATATTCAGCAAATAGTGTTGCAGCAATCATCATATACATATGCTGTGGCGTTTCAAAAATGTCGCCGTTACTTCTATCCTGACACAAGTACTTATCTACAACTTGACGTAATCCAGCGTATGTAAATTCTTCGTTACGATCATGTTTGATGTATGTGTTTAATTTTTTTAGTTCAGTGTCTGTATATTTTTCTCTAATATTAGAATCGTATACACCACGCTTAATATTCATATCGATAATTTGTGTTAACGACTGGTGTTCGTATCTGCCGTAAACTTTTTTATGTAAAGTATACAGTAATAATCTTGCTGCTGCATATTGATAGTTAGGTGCTTCTAATGATATAAGATCATTAGCACTTTTTACTAGTATATCTTGAATTTCGTCTGTTGTCATGCCGTCATAAAATTGTAAATCAGCATTCATCTCTATTTGACTTGCGCTTACACCGGAAAGACCATTACAAGCCTCATCAACTACAAAGTGCATCTTGTCTAAATTTAGTATTTCCTTGGAGCCGGAACGCTTCGTGATGTAAATCTCTTTTGTCATCTTTTTTCTTGCCTCTATTCCTTAATTATTTGTATAAGGGTATTTATCAGGATCGGTTTTACCCACCCATATTACAGAACAAACGAAGATACCTTTTCTTCGTGTGCATTTAATTAGTTTTTATTGTAACAGAAAGTGTTCAAGAACGCAATAGAAAAAGCGTTCAAAAGCGTAAAATTATACACCGTAGGAAACATCAAAAGATATATTGCCTGTTTGTCCTGTTGTCAAAGGATTTTTATAGTACAATACAATTGTTTCTACGCCACTGTCCGTATCATTGTCTCTTAGTTCTACATCAAACTGAAAGTTACTCATAATTTTGCCACCCTCAGAAGTTGTTCCTAAGTCTGAATATTGATACTCATCTGTAAAACTAATCTTCTGTAAGCCGTCACCGACTGTCATAACTAGTTTTCCGTATCTTACATGAACACCTAATCTTAAAATGTAGTTTAACGATATAAAATTGTTTAATGCGCCAAAGACCGCTACTGGTCTAAAACTGTTAGATAAAAATATCTGTGAATTATTTCTATTTGTAATTTGTGTAAAGTCTGAATTTACAACCTCTGCTATACCTGTAATTGTTTCTGAACTTACAATACCTGCATTTTGTTGTCTGTTAGAAAAACAATTGTGTACAATGTTGTCAGTACTTTCACCAAACGATATCATTGGCCAAACAGGATTGGCTGCTGTGTTAGTGCTGTTACCACAGTTTGTAAATGTAGACCCTGTAAATTTAGTTCCTGAACCCCAGTTACTTGTAAACACATATCTACTTACTTCTTGGAATTCACAATCTTTAATTTGCCAATTGTTTGCTTGCCCACTAACACCAATAACATTAATTGATGTATCGTTAATAAAGAATTTACAATCATGGAAGTCAACTTTAGTATCAGTTACAATTGTTTGACTACACTTAATACTCAAAGCATTGCTTTCAAATAAACAGTCCTTAAATTTGATGTCGTCAACTTTAATACCTGCTGTTGAGTTTGTCCAAAACACTGCACTATCTATTGTAGATAAGTTAATGCTTGTTGAAGGAGTACTTAATACGTATTCGCCTTTCCAAGTTACATTTTTAAAAGTTGAATTTTTCAAACCTGATATAACAGTTTGTCCACTTGACCTTTCAATAGTCAAATTCTCAATTACAATATTTTCTGGTCTGTCGCTACTTGTAAAACTTGAAAGCGCAGTTGTTCCTGCAGATGTAATAAATTTAATATTCGTTGTGTCTATTTTAAGTTTTGCGCCTGACTGTGTTTCTCCACGTAATATTACATTACTAGGTATCTCTAAGTCACTAGTAAATAAGTATTCTCCATTAGGTACTTTTAAGACTTTTTTATATGTGTCGTCAGTATTTCTAAATAGTTCTGTAAATGCATTTACAAATGCTTGATTAGCAGATGTAGAACCATCTGGTACAGCACCATAATCAATAACAGAAACTTCAATTTCATCTACCTTACCTAATAGTGTTCTTGGTTGAGATAATGTAATTGCAGGATCATCTGATGAGAATCTATAACTGTTGGCAAGTTCTAGTATGTTATCATGCTCAGTAATTACTTTAGTATTACCTACATACGGAGCACCTTCTTGAACTGAACCGTTACCAATGTACAGTTCTTGTGTATCTACTGCCCATGCAAGTTCAGCAGAACTTAACTGCGGAACACCACTGCTTGAATTCTTTTGACCTCTACGGATCTGGATTTTGCTTATTTGAACAACAGCCACTTAATAACTCCTAAATTGTTACTAGTATTTATCAGACTGTACTATAAAGAGTTGTAATACTCTTCTACTTTGTTAAGCCATATATCCTGGTACTTTGCAAAAGTGTCCTCTGTTACCTCAAATTGCTGGTATTGAAAGGCTCTACTACACATAAAGATAACACCTGTCTTAATATCTGTGCCATATACTTCGTTATGTGCCATAGCGTATGCCACAAGTTGCAAATAGTAATCTTCTACCCATTCTGCTTTCTTAGGCTTATTAGTTTGTTTGTGGTCCATTATAGCAGGTTTGCCCTTATAAACACCACATAAGTCTGTTGTACCTGAGTATAGCCCTGGGAAGTACAAACTTTGCTCCATTGCCCATACTTCGTCAACATCTTTAAGTCCGTTCTCAATAATCACATCAGCCATCTTGTTCGCTTGTACGTGTACAGGATTGTTTCCCGGCTGTCTTTGCATACCAACTAAGAATCTTTCTAAGTTGCCGTGCATTGCAGTACCAACTCCGGCTGCTTCAGTTGTAATGCGTTTTGCATTTTCTTCGCCAACTCGTTTGCGCCATTCGATAAGGTGAGTCATATCTTTAGTTGCACCAAGGATAGTTGTAACACTTGGAAGTTTTTCACCGTCTGGTGTAAGGTATACACGTTTACGTGTAACTTTATCATTAATTTGTTTCAGCTCGTTATACTGATATCTTTCTACGAAGGGTGGTGGTGTTAAAGTCTTTGACATATTATAATACTAACCTATTGATTGGTGCTTTATCTTTCATCCATGAATCATGAAAATCTCCGTGTGCAAACACATTGAATGCTAAACAGTAACGCTTGTCTGTGTTAGATGTCATAGCAGTAGTTCCATGTTCTAGGTAGGAAGGAAAAAGTATTGTTGTTCCTGTATTTGGTTTTGCTGACCAATTTTTGCTGTTAAAAATATTCCATTGTTTATATTTTGGTTTTAAGAAACCAAAAAGATTATGTGCCTGCGGAGCATATATTTCAAACATGCTTTCGTCGTCCTCTGGAATATTAATATAACAAGTTCCAGATATCAAACTGTTATCATGATTGTGTGCAGGTGCAAAATCACCCTGTTTGTGTACGGTTACCCAACTGTTGGTTATGTAAAAGTCTATGTCGTCTTGTATTTGTAACATAGCATGTGCATAACCTTGAATAATTTTTACTAGGTTGGATTTGAAACCAGCCATAACAGGATTATTTAATACTAGAGTATCTTCGGAGAGCCAGCCAACGCTTGACTCCATTTCATAATACTCTAAGTTTCTTATGTGTTTTGCTACTTCTTCTGTAATAGGCAGTTCTGTAACACAGATTGGCTGAGAAAATAGTGGCAGTAGATCGGCTTTGGGTTCATGAGTCATACTGTATATAGTACTATCATTTTGTTTGCTTGTCAAGTATGATTGGCAAGATAATTTCCCCAAGGATGCATTTTGTCCATTGGTAACGTAACTGTGAAGTTGTGCTGTCGACTTTCGGAGACACCTGCTATCTTTTCACCAGATACCCAGCATCCGCTAGGAGATGAAGTTCTTCCATTATAGGGTTCTCCTTTCATATGGCAACTGCTGTCAACACTAATAACCACAATCCTAAAGATACTGCTTATCTGTTGTAACCAAGCAGTGTGCCAATCCCAATTAATCTGATCAATCAACTCACCATTGCCACGAGCACCATTTGTGCAGTGTATTAGGATATTAACACCGCCGTCCTTACAATATTGTTGTGGAAGGCAAGTCATTCCTCCGAGTGGGCCTCCCCAGAAATCATTGCATACCATAACACCGGCAGAGATACCAGGATGATCAGGAAGTTGAATAGGGTCAGTAGTTGGTGCAGGTTTACATCCTAACTGTGTATCGTAAGGTATAATTTGTCTTTTTGGTTGATGATTTACAATCGTTCCTTGTTTGTTAATAATTAAACAATCGTTATATAAGTCTACTCCGTCTTTTGCCATTGTGCCTAGAAATAAACCTGTTTGTGTTTCTCTAGATGCATTTAGCACAATCTCCAATGCTTCATCGACAGACTCATTCGGGCTATTCTCTCCATACCCACTTAGCGCACATTCTGGAGTGATTGCGTAATCACACTCAGGATTATCATAAAGAGACTCAGCAATATGGTTAGCATTTCTAACACTATCAGTAGTGCAATCCATTTGTATTCCCAAGAATTTTAAATCACTATTCATAATAGTATATATTCTACGCCGAAAGTTAAAATGTAAAGAGTGGTATTATTGTTGTGCTAACTGCTGTGGTGCTGCACTTGCCGCTGTAGCATCAACTGCTGCCTGTGCATCTGTTGCTCCGTCTGCTGGAGTCTCATCATCTTGTGCTCCGGGAACATTCAGTTCAATTCCATCTGCGTTAAAGTTCTTAACTAGATTTTGGATTGCTGGTGAACTATCGTACATCGCTTTGAACATTTCATAATCTGCCATTAGTGATGCATCGTTTGATTTAAGTATTCTATTAAGTCCTGCCCAATTCATCTTAGCAGGTACTTTCTTAGCAGATGCTCTGCCTATAAGATTTTTTAATACAATGATATATCTATCAATCATCATGTTAGGAGAAAATTCTACAAATCTCATTACTTGATGCTCGCTAGTTGTTTTTGTAAGTCCATGATTTCTTGTTGTTTGGCTTTGATAGTATCTTGCAATTCTTTCTTTCTATTCTGCATGTCAAGTGCTTGCTGTGCCATCATCTTGGCTTGTGCTTGTGGATCAGTAGCAGGTGCTTGTCCTGGAACTGCTGGTGCTGCTGGTGTAGGTGCTGCTCCCATTCCTGCTGGAGGAAGAGCATCAGTAAGTTCTTTGTCTAAATAGAACTCCGACAGTTTCATATTAACCTGCCAGTGTTTTTAATAAACGTGACTCGTAATTAATTGATTCGCGCTGTTCTCTACCGGCTGTTTCCATTCCGCCTGCTGCTGGTTCCGCTGTTGCAAAATCATCTGCTGCTGGTTCTGCTGGTGCTTCTGCTGCTG